CCGGCAGTCGACGTCCTGTCGAACGATTCGCTCGCCGCCGGCAAGCGTGCCGAACTGCTGCTCCAGCGGAGCTACCTCGGGCGTCGGGGTTTTAGGATGGCGTGCTTGGGCTCTTGGCTCCGCACGAAATTCTGCCTCGACACTCTTCCCGACTCGATTGTTCTTGGTAGGGCCGTTAAGGTCGCTACCTCCTATCGGGGCGAGAATGAGTGGAGCCTGGGGCTCGACCACTCAGCATCGTCTGCGCCGGCTCCCCTAGTCAGGGACCAGCGCGTTGTCGCCAATTTGGTGACTACGGTGAAGAGGGGTGCGGACGTCTGGCGGGTTGAGCTGCTCTATAGAGCTTGCCCGTTTGTGGTGAACGAGGTCTTGTTCGATAAGAACTACCTTGCCCACCTCAGGCACCGCTTTGACTCTCGAGCTACCCGGTTGCCCACGCGCGACCAGATGTTCGAGTCCCTTCGGTCTGTCGGGTGTGTCTCCCTGTCGCAGGACGTTTCTGCTGCTGTCATTGACGGTAGCATTCAAATGTTCTTGCACATCGCCCGAGTTGAGCGCATGAGTCCGTCTTTTCGGCTTGCGCTCACCGGCGACGCCCTCTGAGGACTGAAGACGCGCTATACATCCTGGGATATCGCTACCAGGATGTGGACGCTGTGTTGGAACGCCCCACCAAAATCAAGAAAGGTGCAAAGGTTACCGATAAGATGGATTTTACCCGTAGGACGCGCATTGCACGTTCTTTGGGTTTCCATGTTACCGGAATAGCCCCTTGCTATCCCGACTTGAAAGACGGGGAAACCAGCGTTCTTGGCGCAATGAAGCGATTTCTGAGGGAGTTGCCGGAGATGGACTTTTGTCTGCTTCGTCGATTCCGGAGCTTCGTCCGTGTGTTTGTTCGTGCTCGTCTTGCTCCTTTGACAGACGGGGATATTCCAACCGTTGAGCAATGGTTGGAAGAATCGAACTACCCCGGATGGAGGAAAAGGGAGCTTCTCGCGGTCCATGAAGAATTGAAGAGAATAGGACTGGACCCGGATAAGCACTTTAAAAATAAGTGTTTTGGCAAGACCGAGTGCTATGAAGAGTTCAAGCACCAACGGTGGATCATGTCCAGAACAGACTATTTTAAAGTCTACTCGGGCCCACTCTTCCACGCGATCGAAAAGTCGCTGTTCTATGGACCATTGGCTGAACATTTCATTAAGAATGTTCCAGTCAATTTGAGGGCTGAAATAATTAAGGAGAGGCTGTACTCCCCAGGAGTGCAGTACTTTGCTACCGATTTCAGCTCTTTCGAAGCTTCCTTCCAGCCGGAATTGATGCAAGCTTGCGAGCTTCAACTCTACAGGCACCTGGCCTCCAACTTGACAGGTGGTCCTGAGGTGGTCGAAAACATCGCGCTTGCCTTAACAGGCAAGCAACGGTGCCGACATCGCGGCGCAAGGGCTGTTGGAACCTCCAGAATGTCGGGCGACATGTGCACGTCGCTAGGCAATGGGTTTACCAACTTGATGATCCTTGCGTTCGCGGCCCAGGAAAATGGTTGGGCTGAGTTTCCCAGAATGGTTGTTGAGGGAGACGATGGAATTGGGGTTGTGGACGGTCCTTTGCCCACGCCCGAGTTTTATGCTAAGCTTGGCTTTATCATAAAACTCGATGTTCACCCGGATGTTGGGGTTGCTGGCTTTTGCCAGAACTACTTCGACTCCGACGATGAACATCCAAGAAACATCGTAGATCCCCTCAAGTTCCTTGGAAAACTCGGCTGGACGACCTCTGCCGCCAAGCACGGTGGTCGGAGAGTACTGTTGGAGCTGGCAAGGGCGAAGGCATTCTCCCTCTTGTTTCAGTGCCCAGGAAATCCTGTCCTAGATGCGATGGCGCATTGGCTGTTGCGGAGCACCGAAGGCAGCAATGCCAGGTTCTCCGAAGATTGGTGGGACAAGCAGAAAATGCTTGGGTTCGACGGGACTGTTGAGCAACGTCCCGTTACGTACAAGTCGCGACTAATAGTCGAGAAGCTCTTTGGCCTCGAAATTAGTTCGCAAATTATTATGGAGGACTACTTCAATAGCCTCCCTAGTAAGCTTGTACCAATAGACCACCCACTGATTGTGGCAGCCTGTGCCTCACGCACCCCGGACTGGGTCACTAACTGGGCAATGTCTACTGAGACTTGTCCCGCTGGCGCTGCTTGGTGAGCAGTTTGTTTGCTCTCACCGATAATTCGGTGTTTCAGGTTGCAGTGTCAACTCCACCTCTGGTGTTTTGCTAAAGCACCTAGGCACAAGAAGGTTAAGCGGTAAAGGACCACATGCCTCATCCGCTCGGGATGTTTGTTAAGAAAAGAGTAGTGTCCAACTACATAGGGGATGTTAGTCTGCCGTAGGGTCTACAGCAGCATTACCTGGACTTATTTTCTTAGCAGGCTCAGCCGAGGGCTCTGGGGCTTGTGAAACACACCTCCCTGCCGTGTAAACTTCCGTAGCCTAGTTCCATCGCCGGCCGAGCGAAGTTTCGGCTCAAACACCACGTGGAGTTGGCCCGGGTTTGACCACCCTGGAGCTGCTGCACCGCCT